GGAGAGATTCCAAAAGGGATAGAAGAATCAAAGGAAAAAGGCATCTACTTGGTCCCAGTATCATTCGTTGATTTATCGGCTGAAGATGAAAAACTTCTCAACTTAGCGCTTAATAAAATCAAAGGAAAATGGGACGAAGAAAAACTAGCTGGAATTATTATTGCTTTAAAAGAGGATCCACATATTCCTGCCTCAGGATTCAGAGAGGATGAAATAAGTCGCATTCTTGATCAGACACTAAATGATGACGATGATGAAGAAGAATTGCTTGATGACACAAAAGAGCCACGCTCAAAAGTTGGTGAAATTTATGAACTCGGCCAGCATCGTCTTATTTGTGGTGACTCAACTGATCCTGAAGTTTATAAAGCACTTCTAGGAAAAGAAAAAGCTGACATGATATTCACTGATCCACCATACAACGTGGACTATCACTCACGCGGGGAAAAACTCAAAAACGAAGAACTTGAGAAAATAAAAAACGACAATATGACTCCTGAAGAATTCAAAACATTTATTGATGGGGCTTTTGCCGGAATGATTACTCACATAAAGGAGGGTGGGTCTCTGTATATTTGCTCTGGTTGGAGCTCATATCCGCAATTTTTACAGAGCATGCTCAAAAATGGATTCAGACATTCGGGAGTAATTATCTGGGTGAAAAATGTTCCTAGTATGGGATGGAATGATTATCGTTATAAGCATGAGTGGATTGCTAAAGCAAAAAAACCTGATCCAAAAACTGCTGAAAGTATTATCTATGGATGGAAAGTTGGCACACATGTTTTTTATGGTGATGGTGAATACGATGTATGGGAAATGCCACGCAAAGCAACAGCTCGTTATTTACATCCAACAGAAAAACCTGACTGGCTCTGTATGCGAGCATTGAGAAACTCAACTAAAAGAAATGATATTGTGCTTGATCCATTTGCGGGGTCTGGTAGCACAATGACTGCAGCCGAAAAAGTCGGACGGCGTGCATTTATGATTGAACTCGATCCTAAATTCTGCGATGTAATTCGCGATAGGTGGGAACGAATGAATCGAGCAAACCAATGAAATATTTTAGTCTCTTCACAGGTATCGGTGGATTCGAACTCGGAATACAAAAGGCATATGAAAACAATAGCAATCGGAAGTCAGCAAAAAAATGCAGCAATCATGCAAGATGTATGTCCATGCCTAACATCCGCAATGGGAATGGGCGGAGGGCAAGTGCCTCTTGTATTGGATATTCTGAAATTGAAAAGTCAGCAATTAATATTTATCAAAAACATTTTCCAGAACAAAAAAATTATGGCGACATTAGAAAAATCAAACCAAAAACATTACCAAACTTTGATCTCCTTGTCGGAGGCTTTCCTTGTCAATCGTTTTCGATCGCCGGAAAGCGTCTCGGATTCAAAGATACAAGAGGTACGCTCTTCTTTGAAATCGCTCGGATCATTAAACAGAAACGGCCACGCTTTCTACTTCTTGAAAACGTCAAAGGGCTTCTATCTCACAACAAGGGAAAAACATTTGCTGTCATCCTTTCAACCCTTTATGAGTTGGGGTATGACGTTGAATGGCAAGTGCTTAACAGTAAAAACTTCGGGGTACCACAAAACCGAGAAAGAGTGTTCATTGTCGGATATCTTGGAAAAAAACGTAGAGCAAAAATATTTCCTATCACCGAAACTAACAAGGAAACTAATCTCGCAAATACGATCAGAACTGGCGGGCGTGGAAGTATAACAAAAAAGCATGCATGGGATCTTGTGCAACTAGCAGGCGGGTCCCAAGGATATCGGGTATACGATCCTAAAGGAATATCAACAACATTAGCTAGTCAGGCGGGCGGTGTTGGGGCTAAAACGGGGCTGTACGCGATTCCTGTGCTGACTCCCGATCGTATCAACAAAAGACAAAATGGTAGGCGAGTAAAAGGGAATAACGAACCGTCCTTCACACTTACCGCGCAGGATAAACATGGTGTGTTTGATGGCATCAAGATCCGTAGGTTAACCCCCGTGGAATGCGAACGACTCCAAGGATTCCCTGATAACTGGACGGCGGGAATAAGTGACACGGCACGTTATAAGTGTCTCGGAAATGCCGTGACCGTCAACGTTGTGAGAGAAATCGTACGTCGATTATTCCTTGAGAAATAAGGTTCGTTCCAAAATAACCACGAATAAGCCGGTATGAAAAAATCACCACTCCAAGAAGAAAAAATAAAAAGAGCAATTCGGGACATCTTAGTGGTTGACCCGCTTATTTCGATTACAAAACTTCAGGATGCACTCTTTGAAAAAGGATATAAAAGTGCCAACGCTAAGGTACTTGATTGGCGATACATTCAAAAACTTAAAAACAAAGTACATCGTGGAACGGTAGAGGAAGCAGATCGTGCAAAAGTGAGTGAACGTGTCGCAGAAATGAAAGAGAGATATCGCCTCATGGTTGAACGATTGATGCGAATAATTTACTACAATGATGAAATGAAAAAGGAGGGATTCAGCCCTCCAAGTATTCGTGAACAAATAAATGCTATCAACGCACTCGTGAGACTTGATGTAATGATATTTAATTCGGAACTTGATGCCGGATTATTTGAACGACATCTCGGAACTCTTGAAATAGAACAGCGCAATAGACCACTACCGCCGGAACTGAAAGCGGTAATGCTCAAGGCATTCGTGAACTGGGGCATAGTTCCAAAAGAAATACTATCTCATGAACCAACAACCATCACAATTGAACCAAGTAAAACTAGAGTGGTGGAAAAGTGAATTCATTGACGATCATTCCACTCGTCGGACACTTGCAAAAACATTCACAGGATTTTGTCTCGTGTATCTTTCTCATTATCTTGATCGTGAACCTGCATCATTTCATCCTGAACTTCTTACAACACTCGGTGACCATAATGAAAAAATGGTAGAAATTATCGGATTTCGTGGAAGTGCAAAAAGCACATTCGGTTCGCTTGCTCTTCCTTTGTGGGCAGCACTTGAGTATCCCGACTTTTACAATTTTATTATTCCAATTGCAGATACAGGAACTCAAGCAAGTCTCAACATTGCAAACATCAAAGAAGAACTAGAAAATAATCCACTCATCAAACAAGACTATGGCGAAATAAAAGGAAAGTTTGTCGCCGACTGGACACTTGAGAGCGAAGAAGAATGGCAAGCAAAAAATATGCTTCTCTCGAATGGTGTGCGTATCCTTGCTCGGTCCCGAGGACAAAAAGTACGTGGACTTCGACATAAACAATTTCGTCCAAAGCTCGTAGTAGTAGATGATCCTGAAGATTTGGAGTGGGTACGCACTAAAGAGAATCGAGATAAAACAGAGCGATGGCTAAGAGGTGAAGTCATTCCTGCCATAGATGAAACAAGTGGTCGTCTCATTGTGATTGGGAACCAATTACATACCGATGCATTGATGGCACGATTGAAGCGAGATAAAACATTCAAGCAACTAAACTATCCTCTCGTAAAAAACGGAAAAATTACGTGGCTTGCAAAATATCCTGATCAGAAAGCACTTGATGCACAGAGAGATAAAGTAGGACTTAATGCATATCAACGTGAGTATTTATTAAAAGTAATTCCTGAAGAAGGTGCTGACGTGCATGAGGACTGGATCAAATACTATGACAAAATTCCTCCAGAGATTGAAAGCGGGCTGAATGGCACAGGAATAGATCTCGCAATTTCAAAAAAAGAAACTGCCGATTATACATCAATGGTATCAGGTACATCATTTATAAAAGATGGTATGCCAAAAATATACATCAAACCAAATCCAATCAACGCACGACTTTCATTCCACGAAACGATTGAGACAACTAAAGCAATGGCAGTTACAAATCCATTCGGAATATTTTTTGTTGAAGATGTTCAATACCAACGTGCAGCAATAGAAGAAATGGAACGCGCACTCTTACCGGTTATCGCAATGCGTGCCGGAACGGACAAGAGAGCAAGACTTCGAGCGATTGCGGTTTATATTCAAAATGGCACAATCGTTTTTCCAAGAAAAGGGTGTGAAGATTTATTGATTCAGCTTCTTGGATTCGGAGTAGAAGAACACGATGACCTCGTCGATGCATTCGTGTATCTCGTCCTTGGACTGGTGCAACAAGGAATGCAAAATCCTGAAGTAGTAGGACTTATATGAATCAGCAACCACAAGTAATAAAATCAATTCCACCTGAATGGGTAGAAATTATCCGCTTAGCAAAGCAAATAAAGATGGGCGAAATTGTCCTTAAAATACAAGACAATAAGGTTATTCTTGTTGAATATACAATTAAAAGAAAAACTGACAGCCCTGATGACTTTATAGCTTTTCCACTTTAGCTAGGCCTTGCGCTCTGAATTCCTTGCGCGCTACAATTAGTAGGTAATTTGATAATTTAGAGAACTAGTCTGACTTGATACCCAAGAGGACTTGTGACACGAATTCATCTCGAAAGAGATTGACTCGTGCCGCAAGCCCTCTTTTTTATTTTATGAACATATTTGATAAAGCATTAAACATAATAGGCCTAACACGCAAAGCGATATCATTATCGCTTGCTTCAGGAATCGCAGATGCAGATCCATTTTTAATTTGGTCAAAGTCTAGAAAAGCATCCGTAGAAAAAGTAATGGATTTATATAACGGATGGGTATACGGATGTGTGCGTGCAATTGCCGAAGAAGTAGCAAAACAAAAATTCAGACTTTTCCAAGTTACAAAAGATGGAACTCATGAAGAAATATTTGATCACGAACTTCTTGATTTACTTGATGGAGTGAATCCATTTCAAACTGGGTACGATTTAAAATATCTAACATCATCACATTTAGAACTTGCAGGAAATTCGTACTGGCTCCTTGATGGCGTTAAAAGTGAGACAGATAAGCCAACAGCAATATTTTTATTGAGTCCTCGATATACAAATCCAATTCCTGCAAAACTTCCTGAATTTTTGAAAGGATATAAATACTCAACGAACGGTGAGACACAAGAATTCAAACCATACCAAATACTTCACTTTAAATATCCTGATCCCAACGATCAATACCAAGGCATCGGAACAGTACAAGCGATTATTGATTGGATCCAAACAGACAACTTCGCAAACGAAGTAAATATGAACTACTTCAAGAACGGTGCTCGTCTTGGAGGGTTGTTATCTTCAGAAAACGCGATCACTGATGCACAGATGAAAGTACTTCGTGCATCATTTGAAAATTTATATAAAGGCGCAGGTAACGCATACCGAGTAGCTGTCCTTCCAAAGGGTGTTAAGTATGACGAGGCAAGCAGTACACCAAAGGATATGGACTTCGCAAATATGCAAAGTGTTATGAGAGACAAGATCCTTGGTGGATTTCGTGTACCAAAAACAATTCTCGGTAGTTCGGAGTCAGAAACAAATCGTGCGACTGCGGAAACATCAAATTACGTGTTTGCTGCTCGAACATTAAAACCAAAACTAGAACTTATTGTGCAACAACTCAATGAATTTCTTGTGCCTCGATATGGCGATAATTTATATCTAGATTTCACCGATCCGGTCCCTGAAGATCGAGCTCAACGAATAGAAGAAATGAAAGCAGCAGTTGGTTTGCAACCAGTAATAAGCATAAACGAGGCTCGAGAAGAATACTTCGGTTTAGATGGTGTAGATAAAGGTGATAGCGTGATGACTGATTTTTCAAAAGTACCACTTGGTAAACCTAAACCAAAAGAAGTAAAAAGAATGAGTAAAAAAGGAATTGAAAAGAAACCATCAATACGATTCGCAAAAAATCATAAAGCTAGAAAAATTATCTCTGAAGAAATCGCAAAGAAATTGACTGAATCACTTGATAAGCAAAACAAAACCATCGCTGAACTCAAAGAGACAAAATGCAAAGGCATAAAAGAATTATCTGATGCCGACTATGAACCAATTTATAAAGCGTTCGCTATGCGTATAAGCCCATACGAAAAGCGAATGCACGACACAATAAAGCAATTCAACGCTGATCAAAAAGCCGAAGTCTTAAAAAATCTAGACAAATTTAAAGGGCAAAAAGCTATTGCAGAATCTGATATCTATGACAAGCAGGAATGGATGAGCATTTTAATTGATCTATCAAGTCCAATATTGAGTGATCTATACGAAAAAGAAGGAAAAGAAGCCTCATCACTTCTTGGTGTAAATAATTTCCGAATGACACCTGAAGCAAAAAGAGCTCTTGATCATTCAGTAGAACTTATGTCGGAAAGTTATAACGACACAACAATGCAACTCTTGAAAGATTTTCTTGAAGAAGGACAGACAGAAGGATGGACACTCGATGAACTGACTGAAAAGCTTAACTCGGTTTACGACTATAGCGACGAGGTGCGAGCGCGTCAGGTGGCGACAACAGAAACATTCCGTATTGCTAATGATTCAACAAAGGAAGCGTGGAAACAAACAGGTGTAGTGAAAACCATCAAGTGGTACACCGCAGCGGATGATCGGGTTTGTCCTTGGTGTGATGCTATGCACGGAAAGACCATTGATATTGAAAATTCATTCTTTGATAAAGGTGACGAGGCTGTTGGAACCGATGGTTCGAAATTACCAATAACGTACGACGATGTCGGGAGTCCACCACTCCACGTGAGCTGTCGATGCTACACGCGACCCGAAGACATCTCACTCGAATAATTAATAATTAATTTTTACAAAAACATGGATACACAAAGCACACTCAATAAAATAAGTACCGAAATAAGTGAAAAACTATTTGCTTATTTAGAAACACCCGAGACAAAAGAATTTCTCGAAAAGATGAAAGCATCTAGTGAAGACTCAGGAACCTTTGAAGTGGTTATTTCAACCGCAGATAAAGATCGTCAAGGTGAAATTGTAAATCAAGAGGGATGGGATCTGACTCATTATAAAAATAATCCAGTTGTGTTGTGGGGTCACAATTATACAGGACTTCCAATCGGTGTTACAGATTCAATCGAACTCAAAGATGGAAAACTTGTTGCAAAAGGAAGATTCGCTCCAGAATCTGCCAACCCATTCGCTCAGCAAGTACGACGTTTGTACGATGCGAAAATTCTTCGCACCACGTCAGTCGGATTCATAGCAAAAGAAATGGAAGGGAATATGGTGACAAAAGCCGAATTGCTAGAATTCTCATTCGTTCCGGTCCCTGCCAATCCGATGGCACTCTCACTCATGAAAACAGCAAGTTTTGATACCGCCGAGCTAATTCAGAAAGGTTTGGTACTTGAAGAAAAAGCAAAAGAGCAGGCCGGTGATCCTTGTAAAACGGATGATGGAAAAGACGGAACTCTTGAAGATGATGGGAACGGAAATCTTGTCTGCGCGATTAAACCTGAACCTGAAGAAGAAAAGGAAATGAAAGACGGCAGAATTTTATCAGCGAAAAGTAGGGGACACATAGAAACGGCAATCTTGGGAATCAAAGGATCGCTCGTCGCCTTGGAGGAACTGCTCAAAGCGGTTGACCTTGGGGGTGAGGACGGCACCGGCTCTCCTGAAGAAGGTGATGCCTCACAAAGGTCGAATCCCGAGGATGATGTAAAAAAAGGTTTCAAAGAATGGAACCATGAACGTCAATTCCTCCGGGTCATTAATAATATAACTAGTGATGCTCTTCGTAAAATAAACGAAAAAGCATAACTTTTAATCCAAACATATGGATGAAAAACAACTAGAAGCCATCAAGAGTCAGCTCCAAACCGTCGTAGATGACGTTATGGAAAAGCGACTCGGTGATGCCATCTCTCCGCTTGTTGCAAAAGAAACCAGAGCTATTGTTGAAAAACTTCAGCTTGAGCGTTCTCTCTTTGGCCACGATCGTACAGGGATGACTGAAGATCAGAAAACTGCATTCGTGGAAGTCGTGAAAGCGGCTGCCGGAATAAAAACCAAAGCGAATGAAGCTCTGATTGGCGAACAGGATTCACGTGGCGGTTACTTGGTCTCCAAGGAAGTCGAATCCGCAATCCTACGCATTGCTGCGTCTGTTGGTCTCATCATGAGCCAAGCGCAGAAATGGCCGATGGGAACCGATGAGAAAGGAATTCCGAATTATACCGGAGCATTTCTTGAAGGTGAATTCCTCGGCTTTGACGCTGCGGGCGGCATAACCGGAGTTAACTTCGGTCAGGCCAACTTGATCGTCAAGAAATGGCAACTTGCATTCGTTGTGGGCAATGACTTGCTCGCAGATGCAGGTGTACAGCTCGCAGACTGGCTCCTTGCCTTAGGTGGTGAGGCGTTAGCGAACATGGTGGACAAGCAAGGTTTTGCTGGAAACGGTAATCCTTTCATCGGCGTACTTAACCACGCTGATGTCACTGTGTTCACACTTCCTTCTGGAGAAAATACCTTTGCAAAATTTGATGTCGTGGTAGATGCAGCCGACACGATAGCAAATCTCGAAGAATCCGTTCTTGAAGGATCCGCTTGGTACATGAACCGCACTGTGTGGGCGAAACTTCGCACACAAAAAGACGGTAACGGCACTTTTATCTTGCCTCAGGCAGGAGCGGCATCAGCGAATGTTCTAACCAACAATCCGACTGGCGGAGGAATCCGTCCTGCCGGTGAGATGGCTGGATTCCCAGTTTATACAACTCGACATTTGCCGGGTATTGCAAATTCTGGTGCATCTAAGAAATTCATTATCTTCGGAAACATGAAGGCGTTAGCCTTTGGTGATAAAGGAGATATGACTGTATCTCAGCATGAATCTGGAACCTTCGGCGGAAAAGAAATCGCGCTCGCAGACCAGCGCGCGCTCGTGCTTAAAAAGCGCGTAGCACTCACGGTCGCACTCGGTGCAGCTTTTGTAGTCGTCAAAACTGCCGCTTAATAATTAATCGTTTGAGTAAATCACTATGAGTGAAGAACTACTTCAATACAAAGTTCTCAAACCAATCTCATTCAAGGGTGACCGAATCGAAAAAGAATCGATCATCCACATGACTCCTAAGGAAGCCGAAAATATCGGTGAAGAATTTCTACAACTGGTAGAAAAAACCAGTAGCGAAGAAATTCCCGCTGAATCTACGGAACCAAAAGAGCCTGAAGAATCTGAAGAAGATTCCGAGGATGGTGAAGGAACTGAAACCAAAGAAGACGATAAGTCTTCAGAGGAAAATACGGATAATACTCAAACCGACACTAATACAGACGAAAACTTATGAAATCAATCTACGATGCAATAAAGTTTCTTGTTTCTCTTGTGCCTAGTAGCCTCAGTACTAGTACGAACGGTGATGCAGTCGATACGCAAGGATTCGGCTCTGCAGTTCTTACAGTATCTGCTGGTGATATAGATACAAGTAGTGGCAACGAAACGTATGTTTTTAGCGTTGAAGAATCCGAAGATGGATTAACTGGTTGGTCTCCAATTGCAGATGCATCCGCTGAGGTGACCGAAGACAATGAAGTAAAACTCATTCGTCTTGAGGGTCTCAACACTGGATCACGCAAAAGATACCTTCGCGCTGTTCTTACTGTCGGAGGTACTACACCGTCAATTCCATGTTCGGCTGTCTTCGCACTTGGCCGAGCATACAACGAGCCTGTGAATTAATCTCATGATTGAATCTCGGCTCTCCCTCTCATATTGGGAGGGAGCGACCGAGACTCAATCCATCAACATTATGGAACCACGAGCATACGCACTTACAACGATAGATCGAGTACGAAACATCAGACTTCGAATAGAATCAGATGGTTTTGATGATCTGTTTGCAAATCTGATTAATGCAGTCAGTGATTTTATTGAAGGTGAATGTAATCGAAGGTTCATAGAAACAGAATACGAGGAAACGCACACTATTCACACTTACGGACAAAAAATAATCGTACTTCGTCATGCTCCTGTTAGTGAAGTGGCGAAAATTGAATATCGTTCTGGGACAAAAATAAATCCTGTGTGGAATATATATGATCCCAATTCATGGGAGCTAGATGAAGAAGCAGGAATTATTGAAACTAACGGAATCTTTGAAAAGTTTTTGAAAGTATCTTATACCGCAGGATATCTTATTGATTGGGAAAATTATGATGATGAAGAATCGCATACTCTTCCGAGCGATATAACTGATCTTGCAGAACGCATGGTCGTTAAGTGGTATAAGCGACGTGAAGCAGAAGGTAAACTCTCTGAAGGATTCGACGGTGCTCAGATCACATGGCGTGATGACTTAAACAAGGATGATCAAGCGACTATCAATCGATATCGCAGGATTCCTGCTCTCTCTTAGTTTATGGCATTCGTAGATGTCGAGATCAAAAATATAAAAGCGCTTACAAAAGCGTTTCAACAGTATCCAAGGATAGCGGAGCCAGTACTCCAGCGAGCCGTGGATGCTACACAAGCGATATTTGCTAAGCATACTTTAAAAGATGATCCGGTCCCATGGCGCACAGGGAATCTTCTGCATAGTTTTCGATTTACATCAGGAAGATTACAAGCAAGATGGTTTCCAACTGCACGATATGCTCCATTTGTTGAATTTGGTAGAGGGTACGTCTACCCAAAACAAAAGAAAGTTTTGTCATGGGTAAACCAGAGTGGGGAACGAGTGTTCGCAAAATTTTCACGTCCATCAAAACCTCGTCCGTTTATGAGACAGATAGTCGAAAAATCTCAGAAGGACGTACAAAATATTTTTCGCCAAGCGGGAGATATTATTCTCCGAGAAATCGGAAAACTCACTAGATAAATTATGTCTTCATCACTAGGGACAATTGTAAAAGCAAAAATAAAAGACAAACTCGATGCACTTGTAACGAGTGGTGTTCTTAAGTGTGTAATTGTGGATGATTTAAAAAAGAATCCATCACTTGATCGAGATATTCCTTCTTTTCCTGCTGCCATTTTAGTGTCACCAAGTTCTGAAGGAAACATGTCTACTAACCGATCTAATCTACGCACCTACACGTTCGGAATTACGATTGTTCAGAAAACAGAAAACATTGAATCAACTGACGACATTGAATACTTATCGGATCAAATACTTGATGTATTCGATAATGATCCAACACTTGCCGGGACTGCGGTCGGTGGATTGGAACCGTCTAATAGTGAGCCGACTGCAATCACGTCACAGGATAAATCCTATATCGTGTTCACGGTCACATTAAAAGCGCATGCGGATAAGACACTTACATTCTAAGAACTATGCAAACAAAAGATAAAAACAAAATGCTCGAATCTCCGCAAGAATACTTCTTCCCGGGTGGGCTTGAATATAAGCCGCAGACGATAAAGGCAAAATCCCAAGAAGAAGCTAACGAGATCTACGAGAAAACAAAAGAAAAGGTCGAACCATTACCAACCATAAAATCTGAAAACAATCTATGACAAAAGGAATCGGAAGACTATTCCAAGTTGGAATAGCAAAAGAAACAACAAGAGGTACTGTTGAATCTTCAGCATCATATTGGATACCTTTTTCTGAACTTGGAATCGAAGAAAAAGATAATAAAATATTTGAAGAACAGGCATATGGAGTGATTGAAGATTCCATAGGCTCAACAATCACAAAACAATGGGCAGAAGGAAGTCTAAAGGCTCCGATTGGTGATAAACACTTCGGATTGATACTTCTTGCGGCACTTGGAAGTGTATCATCTGGAGCTCATGCGGGTGAATCCATTGTTTACGATCATATATTCTCAGTGCAACAAGGAGCTCAACATCAAGCTCTTTCATTATTTCTTGATGATCCTCTCGCAGGACAAGATTATAAGCATGCCTTAGGAGTTATTGATTCTCTTGAGATTACCTACGAACCGGGATCCTATATTGGATACAGTGCAAACATTCGTGCAAAAAAGGGAGCAACTGCAACCTTGACTCCTTCACTTACCACTGAGGGAAAATTCATACATAAGCATTTCACATTCAAGGTGGCTTCAAGTCTTGCAGGTCTTGGAGGAGGATCGGCAATTGCACTCAAGTCACTCACTTTGACGATTACTAAAAACCTTGAAGATGATGATGTTCTTGGAAGTATTACTCCTAACGATTTCCTAAATAAGCAATTCACGATTGAAGGAAAACTAGAAGCATTATGGCAAAACGAAAGCGACTTCAAAACAAATACACTTGCTGGAACCGCGAAAGCGATTCGCCTCGATCTAGTGAATACGGACACTACGATCGGAAACGCAGCAAATCCTACCGTTCGTATCGATCTAGCAAAGGTGACATTCACTGAGATAACCCGACCTATTCAGATTAATGAAATGGTCAAACAGAGTGTATCTTTTAAAGCTCATTATTCAACGAGCGATTCAAAGATGATTACTGCTCTTATTACAAATCTAGTATCAAGTTATTAATTATGGAAAGAGAAACAAAAAAAGTAACAACTCCATCAGGGAGAATCGTAGAATTTTATACATATCTCACAGGAAAAGAAGCTCGACAATTACAATCAGTATTTTTGAAACATTCAAAGTTTCAAACAACTGAAGGTGACAAAACAAAAGTCGTTGATTTTGATCCACTCGCAGTACCTGAAGCTGAGGAATTAGCATTACGCCTCGTTGTGGTGAGTATAGATGGAAGTCCTGATGGCGCAGCAGAGAAAGTTGAGAATCTTCGCCAAGAAGATTATCGAGTTGTACTCAAATCAATCAATGAAGTAACAAAAGATGCGTTCGATCCTAGTGATTTTTTAGCCAAGTAGAGTACGACTATTCTGTACTCGCTGAGACCGGCAGAGGTCATGTTCCAAATGAATTATTCATTGTTATGTTATGTGAAAAATTCGGATGGACATATCAAGAATTCTTAGATCAACCTTGGTGGTTTGCAGAGATTGTAAAAGTTCAAATGAAGGTCGATAACGAAAAACAAAAACGTGACATGAGAAAAGCAAAATAATAATTATGGCAACCCAAGATGTAAAACTTCAAATTGTGGTCAATGCTCGAGATGATGCGACACGTACACTTAAAGATATTGGTGTACAAACAGAGAATCTCGAGAAACAAACCAAAAGTTATGGATCTGCACTTCAAGGTGCTCTAGGTTTTTTGTCTGCATATGCTGGAACTAAAGGACTGACAAGTTTGATCAATGCAACTGAAGAAAGTAATAAACAACTTGCTCAAGCTAGATTTTTTCTTGCTGGATATGGCAAAGATGTCGATGCGAACTTTGATGTCCTGAAAGAATGGGGTGCTGCACAACAGCGTGCGATTGGAGTCGGCGATGAATATGCAACGCTTGTGGCCGCGAAACTTCTCCCTCGCGTAGGGAAGATGAATAAGGCACAGGAATATGGAAATATCTTATTGCGTGGTCAGCGTATCGGAATGCTGAACGCGCAAGAAGCCGCGAACATGATGATCCGAGCAACGGAAGGAAACGAACGAGCGCTCCGTTTTCTTCTTGAGCAGTTCGGTATCGCAGCTCCTGAATTTGTTAGCTTGCAGACACTCTTTGAAGAATTAGGAAGACGAATTACTGAAGGTGAAAAAGCAATGAGTCCATTCTCAATACAGTGGGCAAGATTAAAAGAAACAACTGGTGACTTTATGGAAAATGCAGGAACTCCGCTTGTTAAATGGCTTGGCACAGCACTGACATGGGTCAATCAACTTATAGAAAGATATCCATGGCTTTCACAAGTAATATCGACTGCAATGCTTGTCATTGCTGGTGTGCTTGCGATTGCAGGAACTGCAATGGCTGTACAGTTTGTAATGCCAGTTTTGAGTGGAATAGCATCGCTTGGTGCAGCACTTGTACCATTGCTTCTTAATCCATGGACGTGGGTAATTTTGGCAATTATTGCTCTTGGAATTCTTCTCTATACACATTGGGATACTGTCTCAAAATTTCTCAAGGGAGTATGGGATGCAATAAAAAATGTCTGGACTGTTACTGTGGATTATTTGTCTAATAAAATGCTTTCATTTTATAACACGCTTGTTGCAATATGGACTGGATTTAAAAATTTCTGGGTAAGTTTGTGGCAAGGGATACAAGATGTTATTAAAAAAGCATGGGACTATATAGGCGGTGTGGTAGATAAAGTTATCTCTGCAGTGAATAGAGCATTGTCATCTATTGCTAGTCTTGCAAGCAAAGCGGGAAGTGGAATAAGTGGAGCTGTAAGTTCTGCTGTAAGTGCAATCACTGGTAAAAAGGCGGGCGGTGGTGCTGTAGAATCTGGTCGAAGTTATATTGTCGGTGAACAGGGTCCCGAAGTATTTATTCCTAGTATCGGGGGTTCAATTATTCCAAATGGTGCGGGTGTTAATGGTAGCAACATAATGGTAGACATGCGTAATAGTACATTTCTTGATCGTACTGCGGCCGTACAAATTGGCGACATGATTATTCGTCGTCTTCGTGAAATTCATAGAATATCAAATTAATATATGGCACTTTTACTTAAAGTAAACAACATAGATAAGACATCAAATATTGAGTGGCCAACACTTGAAAAACAGGATGTGTTGACAAAAGAACCTGATCGCTTGGAATTCAAGATCAAGAACTATGGATCGAAAACATATCGTCCTGTACTTGGTGATGAGATCACAATGTTTGATGGGACGATAAAAATATTCGGTGGAATTGTTGTAGAAACAAGCGAAGAAAATAAAGGAGTACTTAAATACTTCACTGTGCTATGTAAAGATTATCAGCAAATCATGGATCGTCAGCTTGTAAATAAAACTTATACGAACATGATGGTAGGAGATATCATATCTGATATTAATACTTTATATCTTACTGGATTTACAGTTTTAAATGTAGCAGCAACCGACGTAATCAGAAAAATAGTTTTTAATGATGAGCAACCATCAAAATGTATACAAAAACTTGCAGAGATGATAGGGGATTGTGATTGGTATGTTGACTACGATAGAGATATTCACTTCTTTAAAGAACATTCAACTTCGGCTCCATTTAATATTGATGATACTTCTGGAAATTATATATTCGGGTCACTCAAGATAAGTAGAAATATTAATCAAGTAAGAAATAAAATAATTGTAAGAGGGGGAGATAAGGTAAGTTCACTTCTTACTAATACGTATGTAGCAGATGGTCAGCAACGTACTTTCGTAGCAAAGCCCGGATTACAAAGTCTTACTATTCAAACATCAATAGATAGTGGAGCTAACTATAGCACTCTTACAATCGGACAAGATGGTATTGATGATCCTACGACCAAAGATGTTCTCTATAATCCGAATAATGGATTTATTATCTTTCCTGACACAACA